GTGGCAACCGGGCCATGGAGCTAGGCCACCTTACCCGCAGCCTCAAGATGCTGGCCAGGGAGCTGGACTGCCCGGTGCTGGTGCTTAGCCAGCTTAGCCGGGGCGTCGAGTCTCGCACGAATAAGCGGCCTTTGATGAGCGATTTGCGCGAGTCCGGATCCATTGAGCAGGACGCTGATTTGATCATGATGCTGTACCGGGATGAGTACTATGACCCGGAGTCGCCGGATAAGGGCATTGCCGAGGTGATTGTCACCAAGAACCGCAATGGCCCGACTGGCACCGTCAAGCTTTTGTTTGAGCCGCAATACCAGCGGTTTTCCGATGCAACCTTTGAGGAGTACTAATCATGCCATTACCTTGTCTGCCAGTGCATGTGGTTGTTGCCACACAGCCTGGAATGGCTCAAAGTTTCGAGTGCCAGATTCCTGACTTTAGCAAAGAGCCGGATCCAGCGGCTGCTGCTGCTGTCTGGCTGTGGCGTAAGTGGGGCGACATGCTGGTGTCCCCTGGCCAGCCCTGGCCCTGGCCGCTGGAGCAGTACACGCTGTTTTACGAGCTGCCCTATACCGGGCGGCTGGTGTTCGAGTCCCAAGCTGGCTATGCGCCGCCAGCCTATTGGCGCAGTCCGGTCTACAACTGCCGTCAGGAGGTGGCGGTGTGAGGAACCAGGACTTGCTACCCATGACCGTCGAGCTAGTGCCCAGGCCAGCAGCTTGCTACAACTGCCGTCATTACCACGGCAAGAAAGAATTCGGAGTGACACTCTACTGTGGCCTCAACCCTGGCGGGCCAGCCATCTGGAACCAATGCGCCGACTGGGAGGCGTGCCATGAGTGAGGCCAACCGCTTGATCGGCCTACTGCGCCGCATGCAACGCCACGCCAACAATGACCGGGTTCTGGCCATGCCTAGCCACTACCGTAAAGCAATGGCCCCAGATATTTGCCTGGGCTGTCAATACCACAGCCCTAGCAGCCGGTTTTATCTGCCCTGTGCGGTGCGCCCCTACGGCCCACCGACTGACGATACTTGCCCTGATCAGGAGTTACGGCCATGAACCTAGCCCGACAACTGGCGGCCTATTGCACCGCCAACCCTGAAGAAACAAGCAAGCTGGTGGAAGTCGCTATCGGCTACCTGCTAGAGCAAGCCAGCCCGGAGAACTTGCAAGCTGTGGCGGCCCTGATGCCCGGGGAAGGCCCGGGGGTATCGCTGGCCTTGAGCCTGCGGATACTGGCTGAGGACAGGCGGACCTCGCCTTTTAGCCTGGGAGGGAAGTAGCCATGATTGAGGAGATCCCGGCCATTGGGCAACGGGTGCCGCCGCCGGTCATTTGCATTTGCTGCCATTTTTACGGCGGCTATGAGAACCCTTTCCGGCCTTGCCCGATTCACCCCGATGGGCCACCGTCCAACACCAGATGCCCTGATTGGGAATTGATGCGATGCACTGATGAGGAGGAACCATGCAACTAACCGCACAGTCGAAAGCCATTTTTCGCAAGGGCATTGCCCGCACCAAAGCCGCCCAGTCTGCGGCCAAGGAGCTAGCCGCCCTGGTGCTAGCCCAGCCGGACGCCCCGCCAGCCATGCAGGCCCTGGCCCGGCAGGTGCTAGAGCCCGTGGTAGTGGTGCAGGAGCAGCAGGACGCGGCGTAGGCCAGGCCCCACGGTTGTGGGAGTTGATCGGTTTAGCTCCTGTGCCCCACTAGGTGGGGGTGTCTCGACTTGGGGAAAGGTGCCCTACCATGTGGGGGTGAGTCAGTTTAGCTCCTGTGCCCCACTAGGTGGGGGTGACTCCTACAGGGTTAATGGCCCCACGGTGGTGGGGGTGGCTCAGTAGCCTTTGAGGCCCCACGGGGTGGGGGAAGAAACCCGAATGTAAGCAATTAGCTACTGATTAGATGTGATAAGCTAGCAGGCGTAAGCACTACTCTTCCCCCGGTTGTCATGGCCGGGGTTTTTCTTTGGCAACCGCCGAAGGGATCTGCTATCATAGCTGCAACCCAACTAAAAGCCGCTAAGTATACACGATATACTGCTAGTTGGGAGTAATGCTTACAAAGGATCAAAGCCATGGAAAAAGTCAACGTCAAACTGTCTGAGATCGTTTTCGACGAAGGTTTGTACCCACGGGTAGAGGGACATAACCCGGCCACAGTTCAAACCTACGTGCAAGACATGGAACAGATTGAGGCGGCTGGCAAGCTGATTTCAATCAATGCAGACGGTATTCTGCTAGACGGTCGGCACAGGATGCTGGCTTACAAAACCATTGCCAACGGCGGCGACCCAGAGATCGCCGTTTATCGCTATCCCATCAGCAGCAAGCTAGAGTCGTTCCGGTTGGCCTGCGAACTACAGGACCGTGGCTTTGCGCTGAACAACAACGACCGTCAGGCCAGCGCAAAGCGGCTGTATCAGCTAGGTGATCAAAGTCAGGTAGAGATTGCCAGAGTGCTTGGCGTGTCCAAGCAGACCATCTCGGCTTGGCTGTCTCGCACTATTAAGGAAGAGAAGGAGACCAAGAAGAAGAAGGCGCGTGAAATGTGGCTGGCCTGCGCGACGCAGGAGGAGATCGCTGAGGCGGTTGGTGTCGATCAAAAGACCATTGGCAACTGGGAGGAGGATTTTAGGAAAAGTCCAGAGGATGGACTTTTCCTAAATCCCCCCGGATTTGAGCCACCCATCTACAACGTCTGGAAGCAGCAGACTAAGACCAACGCTGTCAGCCATTTCGGCAACAGCGAGGCGCGGTGGGTCGAGAACCTGCTGTATTTGTACACAGAGCCTGCCGGGATCGTGGTCGATCCCTTCGGCGGTGGCGGCTCAACCATTGACGTATGCAAGAAGTGGAACCGCCGTTACTATGTCTCTGACCGCAAGCCGATTGTGGCGCGTGAACATGAGATCAGGCTGCATGACTTAACCACCGGCCTGCCGTCTGTGCCACGGTGGAAAGACGTGGATCTAGTCTATTTGGACCCGCCGTACTGGAAGCAGGCTGAAGGCCAGTACAGCGACGATCCGACCGATTTAGCTAACATGCCGCTGGAAGAGTTCAATGCTGCGCTAGCTGGCATTGTCAACGAATTTGGCAAAAAGCTGAAGGCATCTGCTAGGACTACGCCACAGCACATCGCATTGATCATTCAACCCACTCAATGGAAAGCGCCGGATCGAGGATTTGTCGATCACGTAGGCGACATGCTGCGGATGGTAAAACTGCCGGTAGACATGCGCTACAGCGTCCCTTATGAGTCTCAGCAGTGTACCGCTCAAATGGTGGACTGGGCTAAGGCTAACCGCCGATGCTTGGTCCTAACCCGCGAGATCGTTGTGTGGAGGGTCGGAGCATGACGCGCAGCCGCATTCATGGGGAGGATAGTCCATTCGGTGGATGGCTGCGTAGCCGTCCTGAATTACCATCAACTCACTTAGTGGCGACTGATTTAGACTTTTCGATTCAACGCTACAAAACTCACGTTGATGGCGAAGGCAGTCGAGACATTCAGTCTATGATGCTGCTTGAGGTAAAGACTCGAAGTGGTAAGCCTAAAGAGTCTCAACTAGAAACACTTTGGCTTACTCATCGGAGCGCCGAGACTCAGAGCCGGACAAACCCTATAAAGTTCAACGGCAAAATCCTGAAACACCATGGCGTTTCAATACTTTCGCTTTCCGGCCAGACTCCAGATGATTCAATTGAGATCAACTGGGGACGGTTTACTAAAGACCGACATAGGCCGCTGTTACACTGGAAGAAGATCAACGTCAGTCAGTTGATTAAACTGCTCAATTTTGAGATTCATCCAGACAATTTCGAGCCTAACATTTATCGCCGTCATCATAAAACGATGACAGTGACGCGAATGGAGGTGCAGCCATTAGGGTTCATGATTGAGGTGATGGAGACTTTGCGCTCTTGAAACCCAATTAAAAGCCATTTTCGGCAAGCCGCCGACTAAGCTGTGTTGATCGTTTGAAAAAATGATCTATACTAAAAGCGACCCCATTGCTTGGCGGCGGGGGTCGCTTTTGGTTGTACTTTTTGTTCGTGGGGATACCCCACGCTTTAACTATGCCATATTCTACCAAGAATAGGCCTTTGGCGCTCCAAACTGATTCTGGGGCAGCTTTGGAAGGACTTAAAAAAGTGTTCGTTACCCCAGAGGTCGCGGCAGAGTGGCTTGATAAGCGCGACGAATCTCGTCCTAACCGAACTATTAGCGTAGCAACAGTGTCTAAATACGCTGCTGCAATGAGGAACGGAGAGTGGAAGTTTGTCAGGGGACTTGTGATCCAGTTGACGTCTGATGGACTGGTCTTAGATGGTCAACACCGCCTGGCGGCTGTTGTTCAGTCTGGGATAGGTCAATGGTTTATGGTTGACGCGGATTCTAGTCATACCAATTTTTCGGTAATTGATCGGGGTCGCCCTAGAGGCTTGCACCAATTGGCGGGCATGGCCGGATGCACTTTCCGTGCTAGCTGTCATGTATCTGCCGTGAATACATTGCGTTGGGATATAGCTTCACTGGGCTCATTTGTCAATCAAGCGTGGAGTCATACTGAGATCTCGGACGTACTGCATTATTTTGAGCCAGAGCTAGCAGTGGTTTTTCCTGAGAATTTTTCAGGCTCTTCTCATCTGCGTAATGCGCCTATTCGTGGAGCGCTACTTCGTGCAGCTATTGCTTATCCTGACAAGCACCAGGAGATTTTGGACTTTATCGAAGTCATGGCCACTGGCCACTTGGTTTCGAAGTATAGCCATAAATTACTGGAAATGCCTGTGCGCGTAAGGACTGAAGAAAGCCGACTCTCAGGCCGGACGTCAAGCTATAGTCCAGGACGTCAGGATGCTAGGCGCAGGCTGTGGATAGCTACGCTGGTGTTAGTTGAAGCTTTCTTGAAAGAAGAACCTCGAAAAACTATACCGCCTAATCTTGCTAAGCAGCCTATCCCTATTTGGTTAGACTCTAAACCTAAGCAGCAGTCATTTTTGCCATACTTGCAAGGATTGCACCGAGACCCTAAAACTGCTGCACGTCTGAACATTCGGCCTATACCTCAAGCGTTGATTCCTTCGTCGCAACCCAACTAAAAGCCGCTGGCTATGCTACAATAAAGCTTGAATTTGTTTACACTGGTACAGCCCCGGCCCTGGTCGGGGTTTTCCCTAACCACGACTTGGAGGATAAAAGCTATGTCTACTACAGCGGGTTTTCATTCAGATTTCTACGCAAAACTTTTTGCGGAAGATGCAGCAGTTCTTGGATCTAATGATCCCGATTGTGCAAGCCAGCAAGCTGAAGAGCCTGATTCTGCTTGGGAACTATTTGGCGAAGAGCCCGAAGAAGAGCTAGATTCGGCCACCTATTTAGCTCGTCACTATCCCGAACTTGCTGCGCCTTGCTAGCGCCAGCTAGAACCCAACTAAAAGCTGCTGGCTATGCTACAATGAAGCTTGAATTTGTTTACACAGCCCCGGCCCCGGTCGGGGTTTTCTCTAACCACCCAGAGGATTTAGCCATGCCTGATTCAGAAGTATCGGCCAAGCTCGACGAGGTATCTGCCAAGCTGGATAAAGTGATCGAGCTATCAGAAGAGCTTGCCCAGAGAGTAGGCAGAGGATGCCGAAGCCCATTGATGCCCCGGGGAGGCCCTGATCGCTATGTGGCCCGCAAAGTCACAGCCAAGGATCTCTGGCTATAGCCCCCACTCCGCCTAACCCCCACTCCCCCACTCCCCCACCCCAGCCCGCTGGCCACCTGGCGGGCTTTGTCGTGGCTGGCCAGGGCTGTGATAGTATAGTGGCAAATTTGTCAAGACCTATGAACTATTTTGGTTTTTCCAATGCCTCCGATAGCGCCTATGGGCTGGCTGCAGCCCTTAGCTATTGGGTGTTCAAGTGCCGCGACCGGGCCAAAAGTCCAGCGATGGGCACCAAGACCTGGACCTTTCTGGAGTCCACTATTCAGAATAGCG